GATTGCAGATTTAGGGAAGGATTGGCTCGTGCCTTTTGTTAGTTTGGTAGATGAACCATGCGTACCGAAAGCGAAATTCTTTGCCATAAAGAAAAAAGCAGACCAGGAAGAGAAACAAGAGGAGAGCATATGGGATAAAATTATGAAACATTTTAAGAAAGATGACCTGGAGCAGATGATAGACAACATCACAAAGGTAACCAAGGAAGCAAGTAAAGCCGGGAGGAGCATATCAGATGATACATTCGCTAAATTAAAAAGTGCATTAGCAGCATTACAGGCATTAATCGAAAAAGCAGACAAAGAGAGAAAGCCTAATTATTTGAAAGATAAAAAAACGAAAGGAGATGAATTGGAGATGGAAGAGAAAGATGTAGTTAAATTAATTGATGATAGGTTGGATGAAAAATTAAAACCTATTAATGAGGGCCTTAAAGCATTACTTCCAGAAAAAGAAGCAGACAAGAGTGAGGAAAAAGAAGAGGAGAACAAAGAAGAGAAGGTAGAAAAAGCAGAAAAGAAAGAAGACCCGGAAGAAACAGAAGAAGAGGAAGAGGAAGAAGATGCTGAAAAAGATGCATTAAAAGCAGAGAATATATCCTTAAAAGAGACCCTGGAGAAACTACAATCGATTAAAAAAGGATTATCCAAAGCAGCACATGGCCAGGAAGATGAAGAAGAAACCCAGAAGCCCTACAGCACCAAGGACCACTTAAGAGATTTGGATAGGGATAGTATGGGCCGGGCAATTAAGAAGAAAGAATAGAAACAATAAAAAAGAAAGGAGATGATATAAAATGTTGAGTCAAGGTGAAATGTTAAAATTAATTGATAGGGCATTAAAAGGTGGAATTGTAGACGTGGATGCTTTAGGAGAAGCAGTACTGCAGCCAACAAAGCTAACCAGGTTTATTCGTAAAATGCAAGAGAGGACGGTCATATTACCACAAGCCAGATATATGCCAATGGATGCACAAATAGCCCACATAGACAGAATATCCTTCACCGGGAGGGTATTGGATTCTGGAGACGATGCATCAGGAGATCATAGAACATTAGCAGAGAGCGACTACGCGAAACCAACCACAGCAATAAATAAATTAACCGTTCATGAATTCCAGGCTATTATTAGTATCCAGGATAAAGCCTTAAGGAGAAATATCGAAAAGGAAAACTTCGAGGAAACCTTAATAGATTTATTAGGAGAAGCAGTAGGAAGAGATATGGAGGAATTTGCATTATTCGCAGATACCGATTTTAGCTACGCACAGGATCACGTCTTGAGCAAATCCAACGGATGGATAAAACAGGCAGCGAATGCAGTCTACGGAGGAAGTGCAGAGGACTTCGACCCTTCAGCAGCAACCTACCCGGAGAATATGTTTAATGCGATGTTAGGCGGGATGCCTAAAGAATACCTTACCGATCCTTCAGCTTGGAGATTCTGGGTCAATTGGACGGTGGAGAATGCTTATAGGGATTTATTGAAAACCAGAGGAACTTCTCTTGGAGATAGTGTATATACTACAAACCAGAAATTGGCTTATAAGGGATATCCAGTTGAAAGAGTTCCTATGCTAGAGAGAGCTAAAACCGAAATATTAGGAGGCCCGGGTGATGTGGCAATGCTGGGATTCCCGAATAATCATGCATGGGGAGTATTCCATAAAGTAACTATAGAGCGGGAAAGGGAAGCAAAGAAAAGACAAACCGACTTTATATTAACCCTGGAAGTAGACGCAGGGTATGAAGATGAGAATGCGGTTATTGTTGCTTACATAGACAAATCGAATCCAGCATCCTAAAAATATTATAGGTATAATAATTAAAAAACCGGAGGCAGTATGTAGGGATATGTATTGCCTCTAACTTTAAGAGAGGAGCAACCGGAATAATGGAAATAGGAATAGTAGGATGCGGAGTAGTAGGTGGTACTTTTGCAAAAATGCTAACAATACAAGGGCATTCAATAAAAAAATCGGATATGTATAAAAATTATTTTGACGATATAAGCAAGGCTGATATTGTATTTATTTGTATTAATGATACCGACAAAGAGATGACTAATATTAAATCAGTATTTAAAGAAGTAGCAAAAACAAATCAAAAAGGGATTATTGTAATTAGAACTACAGTTATACCGGGAACTACAGATGAATTCATAGAACTATATCCAGAGAGAAAGATAGCCTTTCTTCCAGAATTTCTCACCGAAAGAAACGCAGAATACGATACATTCCACCCGGACAAAGTAGTTATTGGAACTGAAGATAACGAAGTATTTGAAATCCTAAAAGAATTATTCAAAGATATAATCTGCAACGAAAGAGTAATCCAAGTAAAGCCTTTAGAAGCGGAATTAATTAAAGTAGGACTTAATTCTTTAGCTGTAATTAAAGTAGTATTTGCAGAGCAAATGAATGATTTAGCCACACATTATGGAGTAGATTATATGAACATTTATAAGGGTTTTTATCTGGATAAATTCACTAAGGGAGAGCATTTGATAGCAGGGAAGGATGGATACAGAGGAGCAAGCGGAAAATGTCTACCAAAGGATATCGGGTTTTTATGCTATACCGGGAAGAAGATATTAATTAATCTTCCCTTAATAGATTTGGCCGAGAAATTAAATATCCATTATTTAAAGAAGAAGGAATAGAATATAATGCATATTTTAATAACAGGTTCCAAAGGGGTTATAGGACAGAAGATAACAAAAGAATTGAAACAAAGAGGGCACAATATTTTTGGGATAGACTTATTACATCATGCAGGGGAAATTGGATTCATGCAAGTAATGAGTCATGAGAACTGGGAATATGCCAAATGTGATATTGGAGAATACCGGCAGATAGAGAGAATCATACTTGAGGCAGGCCCTTTTGATTTGATTTATAATTGTGCTGCTGAATTTGGAAGATGGAATGGAGAGGACTATTATGAGCAAATGTGGAGAAGTAATTTAATAGGCCTAAAAAATATAATCAGGCTCCAAGAAAAATATAAATTTAGGTTAATCCATTTCTCAAGTTCGGAAATATATGGGGATTATGATGGGATAATGAAAGAAGACATACCAGAGAAACATGTCATAAATCAGATGAACGATTATGCAATATCTAAATGGGCAAACGAATTGCAGATTAAAAATTCCCAAGTTTTATACGGAACGGAAACAGTTATTGTAAGATTATTTAATACCTACGGACCAGGGGAATATTATCATCCATACCGTTCAGTAAATTCTAAATTCTGTTACCATGCTTTAAATGGATTACCTATAACGGTGTATAAAGGCCACTACCGGACGAGTACCTATATCGATGATTGTACTAGAACTCTCGCAAATATTGTTGATAATTTTATACCAGGAAGAATATATAATATAGGCAGTAGAGAGTATCACAGCATAGAAACACTTGCCAATACAATTTGGAATATTACAGGAGCATCTAGGGATTTAATAACTTATGAAAAAGAAGAGATACTCACTACAAAGAAAAAAAGAGTCAATATAGATTTATCAGTTAAAGAATTAGAATACAAAAACACAGTAAGCCTGGAAGAAGGAATAAGGAAAACAATAAAATGGATGAAAGAATATTACAAAAAATAGGAGTATGTTATGAATAAAAAAATAATAATACAAATGCCTTTAAATACTTATATCGGAGGCGGGAAAAATTCAGAAAATGAAGTAAACGAAGAATGGATAAAATACAGAATAATGTTATTTACAGGGTATTGTCTAAAAAGTTTAAAAGCACAAACTAATCAGAATTTTACTGCTTTAATCAAATGCAGAGAGGAAACTATCCCATTCATAAAAAAAGAAATGGGAGATCTCCCTGAAAATGTTTTGATTGTAGGAGAGCTTGAATACGAGCAAAAAATTAAGGACTTAATAAAAGATTATAAATATCTTTATTTAGTCAGGGTAGATTCAGATGATTTATGGATAAAAACGCTTGTTGATATGCTTCATAATTGCATCCCGAAACCAGAAACCGAGTTATTGCTTAATCAGTATTGTTACAATTATGATATCTACAGCAAAAGATTAGCTTATTATTTTCTTATTTCTCCTCAATCTTATGTTTTATTATATAAAGTAAATGAATATTTAGAAGGTAAACGATATAGCCTCCCAGGTGGACATAAGGCAGCAATAACAAAAGTACACGAACTAATAACCGGAGCGAATTATATGGATACCCTTCATAACACCAATATTTGTTCACCAAAGTTTGATGGTTACAGAAGACGAAGTAATGTGAAGGAATGGAAAGAAATAGAAGGAGTAGAAAGGAAAAGAGTATTAGAAGATTTTGGAATAAACGAAAAGGAGATTTCTACATGAAAAAGAATCCATTCAAAGACAAGAAAATACTCTTTCGATTACACCCAAATTGGTATGATGGAAGCAGTTATAAATTTCCCTCTCTTTTAAAGAAGGCATTCGGTATCGAAAATACAAGGGAAAAGACAGAAGGAGAATATGATTTAGGAATATGCAAGGGAGACTGGCATACTTTCCATAAGGAATTTATGGAGAGAAATCTCCCATATCTTTTGTTGGAGCATGATATTTATAGTTATAGATTCGGATTAAACGAGAAATCTTATGCTCATGACAAGGAAAAGATAGAAAATGCATCAGCGGTAATATTTACTTCCGAGGAATATGTTAAATATTATGAAAATTTAAAGAAGAAATACGGATGGCATATTCCTGAATATGTTGTTATCCACAACAGACCATTAACAAAAGATCTTAAATTTATTCCTAAGAAAAAATTAGAGGGATTAAATTTGGTTTTAGAGGGAGGACTTTCTATATGGACAAAACAAAATGACCCTTATCATTACAAAGCATACGATTATATATTCAAACAATTTATTAAAGCAGGCTGGAAGGTTCATATTTACCCTACAAAAGTAGCATCTAATAAAAAGAAGTTAAAAGCATACCAGGAAATAGGATGTATTATCCATGAATGGATTCCTTGCCAATTACTATATCAAGAGATAAGCCAATACACAGCAGGATTCCAGGGTTTTAATTCTATCAATACCCCAGAAGAGTCTCTACGATTTGCACAAGCATGCAGGCCAAACAAGGTTTATGATTATTTAGCAGCGGGAATACCCACGATAGGATACAATGGCAAAGAAGGAATGGAAATATATCGAGATAAATGGGGAATAGTTATTGATGATTTAGAGCAAGAAACTTTGAAGGCAATTCCGGAAAGATTAAAGAAAATAAAAATAACTAAAAAAATGAGATATGATAATGTTCTGGAGAATGAAAGAGATAAGCTCGAATACATAATTGGTGTAGCTCTAAAAGAAGCAGAAAATCCAAAGAGAAAAATATATCAAGTTGGGAAAAATCCGTTTAAGATTACCGAAGAAATAAAAGTAATAAAAGATAATAAAAAATATCCTAACAAAATAAGAGTACGAAACAAGGGAGCACATCAAATATACAGAGGCGGGTATATATTCCCAGCCGGGGAAACGTCAGGAGAGCTGTCTGTTAATATGCGAACCTGGAGAGAAATAAAATCTCATGTCAGCTTGGTTATTGAGATGATAGAATAGGATCAGGAGGATAAGATGTTAAATTTAAAATATAGAATAAAGGTTTTTAATCATAAAGGGGAAAGAATCAACCGGAATAAATGTGTGTTCCCACCGGAAGAAGGAAGAGAATACAATATAAGAGATAGAACATTTAAAGAAATAAAAGCCTGCAAGGATCTGGAGATAACCGAATGCCGTTATATATGCCCGATATGTGATAGGGAATTTGATAAAAGGCATGGTCTTATAACACATATTACTATGGCACATCCGGAAGAGAAATATAAATTAAAAGGGAAAAAATAAGGAGATGATACGATGGCAAACCAATATTATTCTACCGTAGCAGATGTTAAAAGATATAGCGGAATCACTTATGCTAAATTAGGATTGTCTGGGGAAACCGAAATGGATACCATGATAGAAGACTGGCTGAAACAAGTAGCAAGCCTAATTAATAGGGATAGGGGAAGGAATCTTCTAAACGATTTGACCTTTGGAGAAAAGAGAATAGTGGACCAGGGAGTAGAGGAATGGAATGAGCAGACAGTAGCCGGAGTGACCATAGCATTGGAAACCGATCCCTATGAATTACCAAAAGGGGAAGAACGGATAGCGGTTAACCGGATAGAAATATCATCAACAGTAGGAGCGAATACAGTAATAGCCAGCAAGGCAATTGAAACAGATTACCAGGACTTAAGCGATGCAAAAATAATAATGATAAAAGTAAAGCCTTACGTAGACTGCGAAAAAGGAGCAATCCAGCTTTTATTATCGAGTGCAATCAATTGTGGTACGATCGTAAAGACAATAGACTTCCCGGAGATGTATGATAATGAATGGAAGCTATGTAAATTTTACCTGGGAAGCAAGCCAGCATACGCGAGCATTAAAAGTATAGGCCTGAAATTAGTAGATGAAGTAGGAGGGTATTTCTGGGTAGCGGATATAGAGAAATTAGTGATCCCGGAAGGAATACATAATATAGCAATGAGGGCATGTACAAATATGGTAAAATTAGCATACATGAATAGGGAATCCCCGGTGATTAGGATAGACGAATGGAATACTAAATTGGTAGAGGATAAAATATTAACCGATTCGTTAAAAAAAGAATTGAGCCTATATTATAAAAAGCCAGAATTTTCATTTAATAGAGTGGTTGGCATGGTAGACGACCAGAGAGACCTTCCAATAAGTGAGATAAATGAATGACCATTAAAGTATATATCGATGAGAAACAAATAGAAAAAATTATGTCAATACCGGTAGAGGCCAGTAAAAAGGCCTTTTCATATCTAATAACCGAAGTTTGGGCTGGGTTGAGAGAAGAGCCACCATCTGATCATGGGCATTTAAGAGGAAGATGGCAATTAGAAAAGGTAAATGATTATTGGT